GTTCGCCGTATTTGTCATCATACTGATCAAATACAGTACCAGAAACCCAATCGATTCTGTTAACCATTAGAACAGCATCACTCGACTGGATACGTTTTACGAACAGCATGTTTCTACTTGACGTGTTTGCATAACGTATAGAATCAACTGGTACTTCAGGTGATTCTTCGTCATCCCACTCAGTTGTTCTGCCTACAAAGAAATAGAAGAAGTCGTTCTCGTTGTAAATATCACGATAAAGACTTCTTGCTATTTCTGTGCGACCTGCTGATCGTAGAAGAAGTGCCATGTTATATTACGAGATCGTTACCGTCCAAGTGATTGTCATGCTGTCTGACGCACCCTTGTTGATTACAGCAAATTCAGTGCGGCAAAGCATTGTGCCTGATGAAGAAGCATTAAAAATACCTGCTTCAGTAACAGCACCAGTACCTACGCCCGCGCCAAAAGTTGCAACATATTCAATTGCGTTTGCAGTAACTGTTGTCGACGTGAGCGAAACACGTGAACCAAGTTGCGCCTCAAGAGCAGTATCACCTGCTGCTGGGTTTGTTGTGCCTTCGCCGACTGCCATGTGTGACATCGCGCCCAGAGTAGTATCTTTCATGCGCGAAGCAATATAGGCAAGACCTGTGTCAACGACAAGGTTAGGAACAGTTACTTCTTGTGTAACATTTCCTGCATTGTCGCGAAGAACGATGTTTAGTTCGCCCTTAGTACCTTTTACGTTTTCGATTAGTTTCATTTGATTTACCTTCTTCTTAGTTAAAGTATGTTACTTGACCAACATAGTCCGAACCAAAGTCGCCATCAACATAGTTTTGCGTGTTCACAATACCATCTTCGGTGACTGTTACTGTTTCGAATAGTCCTTTAAGTGTATTTATAAGCGATTGTTCAGCAGCAGCAATAGAATCTATCGTTGCAGAGTCATTCGCAACAATTAATAATTCAGTTGCACCTGCATCATCAGTTTTAACCAGATATGGAATTATACCAACTGTATCAGTTGACGTAACAGATTCAGTCAAATATTTATATAGATGATTGACTGAAGTTTCGGATGCATTTGCTTCATCTATATCGAACTCTTCACTGTTGCCAAGTGGACGTTCTATACCAGCATTAGCGTATTCATGTGTGATCACAGATTCTGCAAACGTTCTATAATACTCTACCGTTCTGGCGAATGTATCTGACTTTGTCGCTGTATCTGTCAGAGGTTTACTCATCACAAACGCTTGTGATTCTGTGGTTGTTGCCGCTTCAGCAATAACCTTTCCAAAATCGAATTCCGTAGTATCTGCCGCGACATAATTTTCATCGAAGAAATCTTCAGCGTATGGAATTTGTAAGAAAATTGTTTCTTGAAGAACCTTACCAAAGTCAGTAATTGCACTCTCAGCAGTAATTGTTGTTTCGTTTACTTCTCTGACGTATTGAACGACACGATCGAACACATCTGTTGTTTCTGTGGTATCATCTTCATCTTCATAGATACCAACTGTAAAATCAAGAGATGTAATATCTGCTGTGGTAGCAGCATCAGTTAATACCTTGAAGAAATGATTGCTGTTTGCATCTGCTACTTCTGCAGAGTCAGTAAGAACTTTGATGAAGTCTACTGCATAGTAGAATGTTTCGGCAGAAAGTTCTTCGAGCACAAATTCATAGATATGCAGAGGTTGTATTGGTGTTGTAATATATTGACTGAAGTCAACTGTCTGCTCGATGGTAAGTTCACCAAAGATAGCAGTACCTGCTGGGTGCGTGGTGTTCTTAACAATATCCAACCATTTATTGGATGGAACGTTTGAACGAATCACATATGAATAGTTTTGGTAGTAGAAGTTATCTTGTAGTCTGTTGACGTTCGACAACATACCACGTGAATCTCTAAATCTACCCGTCTTGACGTTCACAGCGCCTGTAGTAAATGACAGAGTAGCAGTGCATCCTAATGGCGATTCAATTATCGCAGTAAATGATTCGCGTTCAAAATCAAATCCTGTATCGAAAATACTTACTGCCGTTGGACAACCATCATCATCAACTGCATCGATTCTGATAGATGCCTTGTTATCTCTACCAACAAGAGTATATGGATTTAATCCAACATCAGTTTCATTGTATTTGTTTAAGAAATACTCAAGACTGTCTGGATCATAGTCAATAGTATAGGAACCTACTGAACCTGTCTCGTCGATCGAGAAAATATCACCAACGGTAAACCCGCATGGCGGTGTACCACTACAATCAATGACATCAACTGTTTCTAATTGGCGAACAATATAACCATATTGCGTAACAGTCGTCCCCGAAACAATCTCCACTTTAGTTCGGATTGCTTCTGTAGAAAACGTAACAGCAGGTTCTGTTGAATATCCAGAACCACCATTGGTAATAATAACATGGGAGATTTCACCAGTATCAGTTAATACTGCTCTTGCTACTGCACCGTCGCCTGATGATGAAGTAAACTGGACTGTTGGCGCTGCAAAGTATCCATTACCACCATCGGTAACAGGTTCATATAGTCTGTTGTTTCCTGGATCGGCAGGTGAAATATTAATCGCCGTACCTAATGCTGCGTTGTTTGCAGTCAATGCCAGTTTTATTTGGTTGGAATTTAGTGCGATTACATAGTATATCAAATACTCTGTTAATCCACCAAGGACATGTCCTGTGCCTTTGGAATATATTACAATATCACCAGTCGAATAACCATGGTCACTTATTGTGATCACATTGGTCGAATCGTTCACATCTGTGGATGAATCGAATTCAGTGTAGTCATTGCCGACGACTGCCTTTACTTGTCCGCCTGCAACAAGTGCAGAGGCAACTGCGCCAGCGCCTGGAACTCGAATTGTTGCAGTTTTTGGTAGACTTGTTACCAATTCATAAACAGCAGGGAAAACATATGCGAACTTAGTTACATTGTTTATGTTAGTTTCGAGAGTTCTTTCATATGTTACTGACGAGACATTCTCATAGTATGTAATTCTGACTGTTTTGCTGTTGAGATCGAACGGATTTGCTGTGATTGCTGAATCGACTGCAAGTTTTAATGTTACGTCCTCGATCCAAATACCATCAGATGCGCGAAGTACCTGTTCAGATGGATAAAAGATTTCTGTGCGTTCATTGTATAGAATTCTAAAGAGAAGTTCTATTGCCTTCTCTGAACCCTTTGCTTCATAGAACTGCTTGATGAATTTGATTAATCTTCTATCATCTATTTGCGCAGTAAGCGGGAAGTTCTGTGCATACTGGTTCTTAAACTTGGGAATAAACGTATCAAGTGTTCTGTTGATATCAAAATTTTTCTCGTAATTGAGAAGGAAATTGTTTACCTGATTTTCTTCGTCCAGAAACTCATAATATTTTTCCAGAAACGTGATGAATACAGGATATTCGGTACGAACAAAATCCGGAAGTTGATTTGCGATCAGATGACTTAATGATTGCTTGAACCCATTATATTCATTATCAATATACACCATGTTTGCGGTTGCTGCAGCACCAGAACCATTGCCGCCAGAAAATGTAATTGATGGCGGCGAAAGATAGTCATATCCCGCTGATGTTACTGTGATTGAAGAGACTTTTCCGCCTGCAATCGTAGCAGTAGCAGTTGCATTGCCACCAATATTAACTATGGGCGCAGAGGTATATCCTGAACCGCCATCAGTTACTGTTATACTTGCAACCTTTTTGTAATATGATGTGGTTTCTGTCATCTATTATTCTTGCGAATTAGCAACTGCCGTAATCGACAGACCTGCGGGAATGTTTACTGCAGAATTTGCAGCGCTCGTATCTATCGTCAACACAGTATTTCTAGCAGCATATGGGAAAACTGCTGCAGTCGATGTATCTGATGTTGATGTCAAATCCGTTGTTAGGATATTCGGTGCATCGCCAAACGGTTCAACGTAGATTCTGAGTTCTGTTTCCGATCCAGTATTGATTATGAGATCCGTTATATTGACAACGCCTGTAGTATAATCGACAGTCCCTGCATCAGAAAGGACAATAACATCATCTGATGCTCGTTTCATAACAAGAGTTCCGATATCACCAACTGTTGCATCGTGTTGATCAGTTATGTAAACAACGTATTCTTGTGTTCCAATAGTAGTATTGAAAGTTGTGGTCTTTAGCGTTTCAATTTCCAGCGGACCATTGAATCTGACCACATAATCTTCGGCTACTGGCGAAAATACTGGAATTCGTTTGTGCATCAGCACTTGAATACTGGCAGAGAAAATAGACTGTGTCGTTCCAACAACTGCCGACAGTAATTTAGAGTAATAAAAGTTTTTCTGTAACTTGTTGACATTGTTCGTAAAGAAACTTTGCACAACTTCTCTGACCTCAGACTCAATTCTCGAGGAGGTGAGAGATGTAATTGTCTTATTATAATTTACTGAGATATTCAATCCGATGTATGTTTCGATCGGATCTACGAATTCAGGTTGAATAGATACAACACTTCGCGGTCTAATAATATCTCTAGCAATAATATCTTTATCTGCTTGGGAGACAATGGATCCTGGTAAAGGTTGAATGGATATAAAAACCTTTCCATAAATCGGTGGGTTGTTTTCTTCACCGCCCCAAACAGCAATAGAATTAATATTAGCAAATCTGGATCTGATCAATGTTTCATAATCATCAGACGTAACAACACGATTCTTTGTTGCGTTGAATTTCGGAGCATTGTATCGAATGCTATCCACACTTTCTTTTTCTCTACCGCCAGTAGCAGCAGATTCCAGATATACTGTCTTGATCTCGCCTGTTGCTGTGAATGTATTAGTTGATGAGAAGTTTGGAATTGAATTTGCTGACGTCCCGCTACTGACAATATATTCGATAATTACAACATTTCCTACTGAAAGTTTTTTACCTAGAATGTCATCACCGAAGCGAACTTCATAGAGACCCGATGGACCTTCCTCAACAAAAAATGCTCTAGTTTGTGAATCAACCAACATCAGATCATCATAAAAATTCCAAACAGTCGTAGAGATTACTGCAGAAGATTCCTGCACTCTTACTCTGATTGTAGTAGTATCAATATTTTGATTCGGTAAAACAAAAGGACCAGACTGATTTGAAGGATCGACAGTGAATGTGTTTGTTACGCGCTTCCCTTCAATTAATTCTATCGGAAAACTAAACCCAGTGTCACCATTTTGCAGAGTAACTAATCCTGAGTAATAATCTTCTTTCGGATAAAAAGTATAACTGTTATTTGCTGTTTTACCAATAAATTGCGTAGTTCTCGGTAAAGTTAAACTTGTTCCGGTAAACGATTGTGGCGGTTTGACCTCAAAAATTACATCAGCAACTGCAGATTTAGTCGAGGTTGGAGTATAACCAAGGGTTTTTGCAATAGAAGTAACAGAATTTCTTTTTACTGCACTGTCAATAAACATTTCATTTGCTTGAAGGTGCGCAAGTGTAGCGTTATAGTGCGTATTATATGCAAGAATATCCATCAGGATCGACAAACCAGCGCCGTCAAAGTTGTAGTCTTGGAATTCTTCCTGTGACTGCAAATACGCCTTTAGGTTTTGTTTGATTGTTTCAAAATCTAACTCAGTAACATTTAATTGCGCCATCTTATCTGCTTCTTCTTAGAATGGTTGTGAACGAGACGGGATCCTTTACACCAACAACATAAAAATAAATTGTAATCTCAAATGCATTTTCATCATATAATGGAACCACATCAACTTGCTGTGTTCTTACTCTGGGTTCATGTTTATTGATCAATAACTCAAGACGCAATTTCAACGAATTTGCAGTAATCATATCCACGTTATCAAATAACATACCATAGACTGGTGAACCAAGTTTTGGTTGAAATGGACGCTCATAATAGTTGGTCAGTATCAAAGTTTTCAGCGATTGCTTTACCGCATTCGCATCATACTTTTTCGTGACGTCACCCGTAATAGGGTGCGCCTGAAAGGATAAATCAATATCCGAATAGATTCTGGTTATTTGTTTTGTCGTCATACCTTTATTTATAATGCATTTTTAGAAATATTGGAATCTATATGGCGATGGTCCGAGTCTAGATGCCTTTGAAGTCTGCACTGCAGAGAAGTGCTGTCCTCTTTGTGATCTATTATACCAGAAATAACCAATATGAACCCATGCAGTCTTGCGATTTGCTGTTTCAGCAAGGACTTGGTCGTGGGCGAATCGTTCAGAAATCCATTTGGCAATATCGACGTGTTTTCTTTTGTCGTATTTCGACCATTGAATATCAATAGCAGCGTAAGCATGTGCGCTGTTTCCATTTCCTGGTCTATACCCTGAGGTGATTATTGGACGACCGAATTCTTTAACAACAGGTTCTAAGATATTAAGCGCCAAACAGCGATAATTCTGCACGATATCCCATGGATCCTGAGTAATACCATCTCTCGTATAAGAACTGATACGATTACAACTACTGACTTTCTTAAAGAATGGTCTAGTAACGAAATCGTCTAGAATAAAGTTGTCCGAAAGTCTAATACCGCTAGTTGGTCTGCCAGTTTTAATTAACGGTGTCAATTTCTTACCGCTAGACATTGTATCACACGCAGGAGATGCCTTGATATTACCCGACTTAAATTCACCACCAGCATCACCTGTTCCTGTTCCTGGATCGTTTGGATTAGTAGGATCTGACCCAGATGTGTCTCCGTTTGCTGCCACGCAATTTTCGTCAGAATTATCTTCTTCACCTGGAACGTCATTGTAAGAATTGTCAGCAGCAGTACCACCGCCTACGCCGCCGCTGCTTCCGCCAACAAACTGCGAGTTACCGGAAGATGATCTGCTAATTGGTTTTTCAACTGTCTTGATAGTTGCCAGAGGAGCAGGTTCTGCACAAACTGCTTCGGATGCAGAAGCAGGAGCAGTAACTGTAGCAGAGGTTGGTCCAGATATCGGAAGGTCGTGAGTGCTTCCCCCATTAGTACCCGTATCAGTTCCAGTTGCTCGCAGATTTGTGCTACCAGCATTCAATGTAGTGACATTTGCAGTCGTAACATCAAGAGTTGAAGTATCGATCGGGGAAGATGTAACAAGAGGTGCCTTCAGACTAATATTTCCTGCACCTTCAACATTAACTGCAGCACCTGATTTAATTTCAGTTGCTGCGCCCGATTTCGTTTTTATTGCAGCATCAGTACAGAGATTCATATCACCCGTCGAGTGATTGTAGAACGAACCTGCTGATTTAATATGAGTGTCTGCCTTAGAAGTGAAATTGAGACCACCTTCTGTTGTCAAGTTAAATTTACCAGAAGTATCTGTGGTAAAGTTACCTTTCGCATCAATATCAATATCGCCGACATTCTCGAGCGACATTATACCACCATTTCTAGCGTAAATACCTTCGCCGACTGAAAGAGAAAGTCTTCCTGCAATGTTAACATCAACATCGTTATGGAAGTCCATTGAAACGCGACCATGCATTGATAGGTTGGTATCGCTCATAATAAT